TGCTTTTAAGCATACAGGGTGACGGTAACATATTTGACATAGGCATAGGCGAAAGTGCTAGTGCAGAATATTTAAACTTTGATTTAGTAATACTAGGTAGCAGAAATGATTTTGATACAAGTTTTACTAACAGTAATGTTTGGGCGGCCGGTGTTGGCACAAATAACACTGGAACAAGCACAATGGTAGGTATCTTAGTTGATGCAGACAATGTTGTGTGGAACTTCGACATCACCGGTGATGATAATGCTTTAGCAACATCACAGAGCGGAAATAGTGGTGCAAGTCTTACAGCAGACATAGACGGTAGTGATGGAGATTTCCAGTTCACTCAGAATATGACTACAACATGTACGCCTGCTTGTACAGGTACTATCAACGTCGAAATAGACAGCGAAAATGCTTCAGTTAGTATTAAACAAACCGACTAAATTCGTAGTCGCAGTTTTACTAATTGCAATAGGAAACTTATACGCCGCCGAACCAATTGGCGGCGTATTTGAACAAAGTGGTAAACCTGGCAGTATTGTTAGGACCACAGGCGAAGAATTAACAGCACAGTTAGATACAGATGTACAAAGTTACGACAATGTAGAAACAGAAAATGGCAGACTTAAAATTAAGTTTGTTGACGATACACAAATCAGTTTAACAGAACATACACTGATAGAAATTACAGAGTATGTGTATGATCCAAACCCTAGTAAAAGTAAAATGGCAATGAATTTTGTGTCAGGTACAGCAAGATTTGCCACCGGGGGTTTAGGATTAGTACCAAAAGAAAATATACAGATACAGACTCCTACTGCAAGTATAGGTATTAGGGGAACAGATTTTACTACCACAGTAGATGAACTGGGTAGAAGTTTGGTAATATTATTACCAGACGCAAATTGTAATGACAAAGTAAAATTAGAGGAAGGTTGTAGGCCTAGTGGTAGTATAACAGTTACCAATGATGGCGGAACAGTGACATTAGAAGAAGCCTTTCAGGCTGTAATGGTGAGTACGTTTGAACAATCACCAACGCAACCTGTGACATTAGTTGATTTGGATTTAAATCAGATTGACAATATGTTTATTGTGAGTAAGCCTGAGGAAATTGTACAGGCAGAAGAAGAACAAGCAGACCAATTAAAAGGTGATGGTGGCTTGTTGGACTTTAACGGATTAGATGTAGACCTACTGGAAATAGAAGGTTTAGACGAACAAGCAGAACGTGAATTACAATTTACAGAATTAGATATTAATTTCCTAGATGTAGACTTTTTAAGAGATTTATTGGAAGTAATTGAAGAAGCAGATGCATTAGCAGGACAAGAAGAAGCCAGTGGTAGTGATAGGCTAGTAGACAGAGGTTTTGGATTGCAACCAGACAACCAATTTAACATAGTACCAGATGTAGACGGTAAAGTATTTTTTCTCAGAGTCAGTACAAATTATGTGGGATTAAAAATTAAAAGAGGTTCAGCAGGAATTATAGAAGTAAGAGATAAAGACTTAGGTGAGACTGTGATGTGTCTAAATAACTGTGACGGAATAAGGATAACTATTACACAGGAATAAATAGTATTATGAACATAGACAAAAGATTAAACCAAATGGAACCCAAAGACACCCCATTGTTAGTATTGGGTTATGTGCTATTGGGTATGTTTTTATTGATACCTTTATCAGCACAGGCACAAGACAACGAAGTATTATTAGATCAACAAGGTGATAATCTAACACTAGATATATTACAAGAAGGATACGGAAATAAAGTTGGATCTTTAAACAACGGAGTAGGTAACGCCTATCTTAATGGTGCTACAAATACAGTAAGCCTACAACAAAGAGGCAACAATAATGTTTTAGGTATATGGACTAGTGGTAGTGATCAATCATTGGATGGCTATGTAGAAGGTAATAACAACAAATTATTTTTAGATAACCATGGTAACTATGGTCAACTCAAAGCAGACATAATGGGTGATGACAATTATGCTTGGTTAGAAGTAGGTGGCTCCAACCTTCACACTAATAATGAAATACAACTTTGGCAAGCAGGCGATGATCATTATGCTTACCTCGAAGTATTTACTGGTACTAATAATAGTATCGATGCTTTCCAGGGTGCAGGGCAGGATAACAATTATATTAGTGCTTTTATGGGTTCAGGTTCAGATAATAATGATCTCAGAATATGGCAAGGCAAACATTCGGACGGCACAACTGATGTAGATGAAGTAGGCGACCATGAAGCATACTGGACTGTAACTGGAGATAATAATTTGTTAGCAAGTTATCAAACAGACACAAACAGAAGTAGTGGTGGTGCAGGACACCATTTAACAAATATTATTAGTGGTGACGGTAATAGTGTAGAGCATATACAAATGGGCAAAGCAGGACATGATGGCTTTATAGAAATTGGCGGTAACAATAATACTGTTGATTTATATCAACGAGGCAATGGCGGTGTTAAATGGGCAGATGTCGTTTTAGACGGCAACGGACATACTGTAGATGTTAATCAACGAGGCAGTAATTCCGCAACAGCGGCGATTGATTTAACATATGGTACTGGTGCTTACACATTTGATTTATCTCAAAACGTGGGTTCAAGTGCTGTAAGTTACAGCATCACCGGTGTATGTAACACTATAGGAGGCTGTTCAGTCTCAATAAATCAAGATAACTAATTGGTTGACATAGTACGATTTCTGTACTATAATACAAAGTAATGAAACATATGATCAAGTGGCTGAAGATAACAGCCGGTATAAATCTATATCTATCTGTAATACTAACTTTAGTGTTAATTGCTCTTGTGACTGATATTGTGCTGGACACATATTGGCACAGCAACGCATACCTAGAGCAATTAGGCATTGGTAGTCCTAATTCATAAACACTTATGGTTACAAAATGGTTAAACAGTCTTAGGATATATTCCCTATCTGTTATAGGTATACACTTTTTAATATTTGCATACTTCTTTCCAGTGTTTGTAATAAAAGTTGTGTTTATACCACTTACATTTGTGGTATTTTGGCATTGGTGTGAACTAATAGTTAGAATAGAAGAAGACAACAGGAATCAAATATTACATTTAATACACACCTCCAATAATCAGCACACCAAAGACTTATTGACGTATGAACTATTTTTACACGATGAAAACAGTTTGTCAGGTAAAAGTCTGTTTAACAGTCACGGCATCTAAATTTTAGATAAATATATACTGTTATAATAACAGATGGTTTTATAACAATCTTATATATAAGGAGAAAATAAATGAAAGAATTAAAAAACGTGTTCTTTGGTATATTTTTTGTAATGTTCGCACAAGGTTGCGCCACTGTTGGTGCTATTTCCGATGGCGTACAACAAGGTGTTGCTGGAACAGTTGATGTTGTTCTAGGAACTACAAGCAATGTAGTTACAACAGTAGTAGACGAAGGATCAAGAATCGGACAAGCAGGTGCAGAACTTGTTGTCGGTGTTGGTCAAACTGCTGGAGACTTAGTTGCTGGTACAGTCGAAACAGTCGCTACAGTTGTTGACGAATCTACTGATGCAGTACAAAAAGAAGAACCAAAAGAAGAACCAAAAAAGTAAAACGCTCATTCTTTAAAATTCCTAAATTTAATTTAGGAAATAAAAAAGAAGACTTACCCTCAGAAGAGGATGAGCAATATTCAGATGAGGAGATACAGGAGTTTATACGCCAGATTAAGTTATATCAAAAACTAATGGAGTACTGTTCCAAAAATCCAAAAGAATGTGAGTAAGTTACTTTTAATTTTATTAACACTTCCTCTGTTAGCAATAGCAGAGGATCGTGTTTTAGACCTTACTTATAATCCCCCACTAGACTACAACTATTGTGATAACAATCCAGTAGAATGTAGGCCCCTACCATCATCAATACCCAAATTTGAATTATACGAAACAGCAACAACAAAACAATGGTTAGCATTTTGGACATTTCAAGTATTAGATGCTTACTCAACATCACGGGCAGTAAAGTATGATTGTGTAAAAGAAGTAAATCCACTGTATACAGAACATCCAAGTAACACAAGAATAGTATTAACAAAAAGTGTATTGCTTCTGCCTGGCTTATTGTATGACGATTATTATAAAACTGTGTCACCAGAGGAATTAAACGATACTAATATTGTATATTCTATGGTAGTTGCAAATAACTTTAGATTGCTTAATCAAGCCAAAGACAGTTGTAATAAAATAAGATAGCAATAAATATATCTGTGTTAAAAGAAAAAGTAATAGAAATCAAACACTACTCAGATAGGCTGTTTAGTTTTAAAACCACACGCGATAAAACATTCCGTTTTAAAAATGGTGAATTTGCTATGATTGGTTTAGATGTAGACACAACTGTAAAAGGCAGTCCTCTACCTAAGAAAACAATGAGAGCATACAGTATTGTAAGCACAAACTATGATGACCATTTAGAGTTTCTAAGTATTATAGTACCAGATGGTCCGCTAACAAGCAAATTAAAGAATTTACAAATTGGTGATGAAATATTAATTAATCCAAAAGTCACAGGCAGTTTGGTATGTGATTATTTGAACCCTAAAGATAATTTAGTATTATTAGCAACTGGCACTGGAGTAGCACCATTTGTTAGTATTGTCAACGACCCTGATACATACAGCAGATTTAAAAAAGTATATTTGTTTCACACAGTAAGAAATGTAAACGAATTAGCATACATAGAATCGCTAAATAGTATAGAAGAAGATTTACCTTTTACTTACATACCAACTGTAACTAGAGAAGACTATGGTAGAACTGGTCGCTTTTGGCAATATGTTGAAGAATTTTTACCAGGTGGCTTCCTCAAAGAAAGAGACGGCATAATGGTGTGCGGTTCTCCAGGTATGAATAAGGAATGTCGTACTTTGTTTAAAACACTAAATTGGCAAGAAGGTAATACAGGCGAAATGGGTGACTTTATGTTAGAAAGAGCATTTGTAGATTGATGGATTCAAACAAAATTATAGATGCTCTTAGGCAAGGAGTAGTAACAGTAGTATTTGAAAAGATAGACACAAAAGAAATTCGAACTATGCCGTGTACTCTTAATCAAGAAATACATAAACAAAGTATTGATATAAAAAAATACGATACTACTAGTGATACAATTATTATGTGGGCATTAGATAAAAAAGCCTGGCGTGATGTAAGAGTCAATACTATCAAAGAATGGTACGAAGGATATCCAAAAGAATGAAATGGGTTTATAGTAGTTATGCTGTAATAGTATCTATATTATTACTTACAGCACTCCAAGTAGTTGATCCTACACCAATACAGAATTTAAGAAATCAAACATTTGATGCATATCAAAAACTAGACGAAATTAAACAAAGCAACGAAGTTGTTATTATTAACATAGGCGAAAAAAGTCTAGAAACATTAGGGCAGTATCCTTTTCCTAGAACTACATACGCTCAACTCATATATGATATTAGACAAAAGAATCAAGGCATAGTAGGCTTCACTCTTATGTTTCCTGAAGCAGATAGATTTGGAGGAGACCAAGTTTTTGCTTCATGGATAAAGGGTAACGGAATAGTGTTATCTCAGACACCAAGCACAAGAGGAATCAAGACCACAGGACCTCATATTGGCACTGGAGTAATCGGTCCTACAACAGCACAGGACTTTCTCCTAACTTGGCCAAATTTAGTAACAAACATACCTGAACTAGAAGCAGAAGCACTTGGCATAGGCGTAAATGCATCAGCACCACAACCTGATTTTGTTACAAGAACGTATCCATTAGCAATAGGAGTAGAGGGAAAAATATATCCTAGTTTTGCTATAGAAATGTTACGAGTACAAACAGGCAAACCCAGTTACATGATTAAAACAACAGAGATAGGCATAAACGAATTTGCAGTTCCGCCTTTTGATCCTATAGTAACATTGCCAAAAGGCGATGCATATATACGTTACAATAATACGTTTGAAGAAGTAGAATATACGGACATAAACAGTTTACCTAATATGGGTGGAAAGTTTGTTATAGTAGGTGTTACAGCAGAAGGTATTGCTAACCCTGTACCTACTCCAAGAGGCAACATGTATCCACAGCATATACAAGCACACATGCTACAGAACTTTATAGATGGATCAAATATACAGCGGAGCCAGTTATCGTCGCTTATAGAACTTCTGTGTGCGTTGTGTGGTATGATTTTAATAGCCTTAGCGGTGTATAAGTTACCGTTGCTGTGGACAGCACCGATTTCACTGCTGATTTTAGGTGGAGAAGCATATGGTAGTGTGTGGTTATATCAAAATAAATTACAATTAGTAGATGCAACTTTTCCTGTGTTAAGTGGATTTTTAGTGTTTACACAATCAGCATTTAATAACTTCTATAAACAATACAAATTACGTCAACAAATCAAAGGACAGTTTGGTACTTATATATCCCCGGACTATGTTGATATGTTAGTTAAAGATCCTAGTCTAATGAAACTAGGTGGCGAAAGAAAAGAAATGAGTTTTATGTTTGCTGACATAGTCGGCTTTACACCCATATCAGAAAAGTATATGAAAGCAGATGACCCAGAAGGACTAGTAGAACTAATAAACAGTTTCTTAGATAAAATGACTAAGATAGTTTTAAAGAACGGTGGCACAATAGACAAGTTCATGGGTGACTGTATAATGGCATTTTGGAATGCACCACTACCATGTGAGAATCATGCTGAGATGGCCGTTAAAACAGCAATAGAGATTGAACTATTAGGTGACGAATTAGAAAAAGAAATGGAAGAACGTGGCTTGCCAAGAGTAAAATTTGGTACAGGTGTAAACACAGGTACATGTATTGTCGGCAACATGGGTGCTGAAACTAGATTAGATTATAGTGTGGTAGGTGATGCTGTAAACTTAGGTGCTAGATTAGAAGCACAAACAAGAGCAGAAGACACACCAATTATTGTTTCTGAATATACTTACATGGAATGCCCTAACATAGCATTTGGTAATATAGGAGAAGTTACTGTTAAAGGTAAAGTAGATCCTGTAAAAATGTACGCCCCATTATTTGACGGCGAAATAAGAAAACTTTACAAGTAATTATTCGTCTGGTGACCAGTGTCCCATGGAACGGAACACACTTCTTGCAGTAACTAGATCTTTTTTAAGTTCCATTAAATAAAGAAATTCAAAAGGCTTCTCGCCAATTTTTTCTAATGGGTAATGATATGTTGATGTTATATGATCTATTGCATTAATGTCTTTTTGCACACAATTAATTATAGTGTTACGCCATTCTGCATCTGTAAACAAGTCTAAAACAAATGTATGTACATGACTTTCAGGATTATAACTGTTCATTATATTGAGTAATTCATAATATAATGCTCTGATAGGATTTAAATTATCTCTGTATTTAGAACTTACAACAGGAAATCTCCACTTGTCTTCTTTGGTACATTGATGCTTATAAAAGTACAAGTATTCTTCCATAAATGATTCATATATGTTTTTTTGACTTTTACGCATTCTACTTGCTAGTATGCGTCTTAGTTTACTTAATAGTTTTAAGTGATATTCAGATAACGATTCATTATAAACATTAAATAAATCATCAGGATTCATACGGCCGTCAATAAATTCGGGCGGTATTTCGTTAGACTTTGCAAACTTTATTAGTAAGTTCTCTAATCTTATCTTTTTAAAATCTATTATATCTGACATTTATGTAAATTTAATATAGTATTAAGTTTTTCGTTACCTTTATTGTAACTTAAGGTTGCTCTGGCACCCTCGTGTAATGGCTTTGGCCATGTACCGATGTCTACCCAAGCATACCCACAACTTTCACCATTTAAATTTGGCATAAATTCGTGTTCTATGACTGCAACAAAACTGTAATACATAAAGTTCTTGTCTTTGCTTTGATAAACATCAATAGGATTTAGTTTATTAATATCTGGAACTAATCCTAATTCCTCATCAAGTTCACGTGTTAAGGCTTCATATGGAGACTCGCCTTTTTCAACAAGTCCTCCCCAAAATCCCCAAGTGTGTTTATGTCGTTTGTCGCTGTTTCTGAATTGTAAAAGTACACGGTTGGTATCAAGAGCAAGAAATAATGTGCCTACCCCTATAACACCTGTGAAAGGTTCTACAGGACTAGAGTCCAATATCCCGGATTGTATTCTCCCTCGTATATGCTCAGCCATTGTGTTCCTGTCCATTTGTATACTTTACTTGTATTTAAGTTCTTCGTAATTGCTGTAGTACCAAAGTTGGCACTTGCATCATATGATACTGTCCATTTTGCACCATCAAATTCAATAATATCGTTTTCTGATGCATCAACATTCCACTCTGGATAACCTGTTTTGGAAAGATCTTCTGTTATTAAATATCGTTGTCCAATTACAAGGTTTGGTATTGTACCATCGCCTGGTACATTACTATGAGGGTTAATAATTTTATCAATATTACCTATTGTGGAAGCAGGCAATGTGTCAGTATCCAAATTAAATATAAGTTGAGTATCATCTGATGGATGTTTTGCAATAGTACCTGCAATATCCTGTGAGTCATCCTCCATATCATTAGTGATTTTTAATTTTAAAATACTGGTGTTATCTTTTAATTCCTTGTCATACAATGCTAGTAAATCAGACCAACTCTTAGTCTCTATACCTCCTGAGTCATATAAAGTTGCAGAGTTGCCCAATATACTAACTTTGTAATTACCTGGCGAAACAATTAAACGTGATTGTATATCAAAACTTCTAAAGAAATCATGTATGTCTTCATCATATCCAATTTCGCTCAATGATTGTCCACCAAAATCAGTTATTATATTACTGTGAATCTCATGTATAATACTCTGTCTTTTAACTTTTGCAGGAGGATTAATCCATATAGGCAATATAAATGTTAATGTTGTTACATCGATTTGCTCATCTACTCCTGCCGGAATACTTCTATTAGTAAACTGTATATCTGTTAATTCGACTTCAACAATTGAGGTCCAATCAAACGGATTAGAATTTTGTTGTAATTGTATTGTTGGATTAAATAGAACTAATATCTGTTCCATTAATTGTAATTTTGTATCAGTATTAGGTGTCCATATATCAACTTGCATTGTTAAGTTGTAAGGTACTGGCATATACCTGTTAATAGTATATTGGTTGCCTTGCGTACTTTCATAACTTTGTGTATCTTCGTTAAATTTACGCTCTGTTATACTTTTGGTATCTGTAAAGAAAGGATCTTGTGTCCTATCTCTGGCAATTTGTAAACTTTGGATACTCACACCTATAAAAGGTGTGCTGTTAATAACATTTTCTGAATTTTGTCTAAGTATATGCGAAACCATTCTACTTGGATCTGCATATCTTATAGGCACAGTATTATATCTTTCGTCTTCGCCGTCTCTACTACCTTCTTTGACTTTGAATGCATGAAATATTCTAATAAATTGTAGAATATATCTTCTAATTTGTTCATCATACCAGTACTGCATATTTAATTGTCCGTCTTAGGTTTAACAACTTTACTTAGGTTTGTTCTTTCATTAGTTACAGTACCATCTGTGTTTGTTGTCTCTGTCGTGTTATTTATAAAGCCATCAAGGATTCTGTTTGCACTAGAGAACACTCTCTTACTGTCATCTGCAACTTTCACCCAGCGATTACCTGATTTCTTAAATATCCTACTAGGTGAAAAGTCTGTTCTTAAGAAATAATCACCATCAACTGCGGCTAATGGAAATGTTATTCCACTACCCAAT